CACGGGCCGCAAGGCCAGCCTGAGTGCATCGTCGTTCCTGTACACGGGAGCGAACTTAAACCCGCTCACGGCACGGTTTGCAGTCTTAAGCCCTGCAAGTTTGCTCTACACAGGTTCAGACCTAGACGCTTCCAAGTCTGGCAACGTCGCGGTTGAGTTAAGCCCTGCGAGTTTCCTTTACACTGGTGCAAGCCTTGGAGCCGTCACAGGCCGCAAGGCGGTGCTCAGTCCTGCAAGCCTGCTTTACACAGGTTCAAACCTAGACGCCAAGACGGGCCGCAAGGCGGCGTTAAGCCCCGCAAGCCTGCTTTATACCGGCTCCGATCTTACGGCGACGGCACCTAATAATAACGCTGTTTCACTGCTGCCTGCATCGTTCAACTACACAGGCTCAAGCCTTACAGCATCGGCGACTTCGGCTAACCAGCAGCCACCCTCGCACGGCTCACGCCGGGGCTTCAGAGAGCGCAAACGCTTCTATGATCCAGAACGCTGGCTGCGTGAATGGCAAAAGACAGAGGAAGAACTACGGGCTGACATAGAGGCCATCGAAGCGGCACAAATTGCCGCCCGTGAAGCCGCTGAAGCGAGCAAGGAAAAGAAGCAGCGCAAGCTGAAGGTAGCCGCTTTAGAGCGGTCCCTGAAGTCGCTTGACCTTGAAACTGATCAACTACGCTCTGAGCTGCTCGCCCTGAAGGCCGCAGCCTACGCCAAGGAAATGGCAGGCATCCAGTCAGGGCTTGAAGCCATGATGGAAGACGCAAGGGCGGCAGAGCAAACGCTTATGAAGCTAAGGCGTGATGAAGAGGCGATGGCCTTCCTGCTTCTTGCAGAGATATGAACAAAAGGAATTGAGACATGACTGAACACAGAGCAACGTCTGGCCGGTTCGTGCCGGAATGCTTCGCCACGTTTACCCGGCCAGCAAACACCACCGCCTATGCGGCTGGTGATATCGTGGCGAACTCGACATCTGCCGCTGACGTTGTCCCGCTCAAGTTCCCGGCCTGTCGCACACCAAACGGTTCCGGCCTCATTACAGGCGGGCGCATCGTCAAAAGCGACGATGACGTGACGCAGGCATCATTCCGCTTGTGGCTTTTGACCAAGCAACCCTTCGCGACGGGAAGTTATCCGGCGGACAATGCGGCGCTGGTTCTAACCTATGCGGCCCTTGGGTATCTGATCGGTTACATGGACTTCTCGACATTTGTTGACGCTGGTTCGTCTGGTTCGGCCAATGCTTCCATGTCGGCAGCGGCACACCGCGAGATGCCATTCAATTGCGCTCGTGCAGCGCGCATGCCGACAGACGACAGCGTTATTGTCGGCGGTCAGTTCTACGACGGGACGAGGCTGATCTACGGCGTCCTTGAAGCTGTCGGAACCTACACCCCTGCGAGTGCAGAACAGTTCACCATCTGGCTGGACGTACAGCAGAACTAATTGCCTACCGTACTGGCGCGGCTCACCAGGTAAATCCTGCCAAAAGCAGAAAGCACCATGACAACTGAAAACGAAACGGTTGCGGCCCCGGCTGCACCCGAACCCAAGCCTGCGTCGACGGTAGACGTTAAACCCGTAACGGCTGACATTCTCGAGACTGAAGACGCAGCCCCTTCAGCAGAACCACAAGACGGTTCGAATCCCGATGATACGCCTGTCGAGCATAAGCCCGATGGCGGTGTTCAGAAAAAGATCAACAAGCTAACCGCCCGCGCAAAAGCTGCTGAAGCAGAGAACGAGCGGATCAGATCGGAACTGGAACGGGAAAGGGCTGCACGCTCTGAACCGAGTCAGAAATTCTCTGGTGAGTTACCCAAGCCACCCACGCTGGAAGCCTTCAACTATGACGAGGCTCTCTATCAGGAGGCAAGGGACAAGTACGTTGCGGACATGGCAGTCCGCCGCGTTTACGATGCAGTGGAAAAGTCGCGTGAAGCCCAAGCCGCACAGGCCGAGGCTGATCGGAAGCGTGAAGCTGGCCTTCGTTTTCGTGAGAAAGCAGAAGCCGCAGCCGAGCGTTACGAGCACTTGGACGATGCCATGGAAGCCTTTCACAAAGGCGGGATATCCGTATCCATTCCAATGGTCGAGTTCGTCTATGAGCACGCAGAAGACGGCCCCGCCATCGTGCATCACTTGTACACGAACCAGGAAGTTGCCGAGAGGATCGCAAAACTCTCACCGCTTGCCGCAGCCCGCGAGCTTGCAAGGCTGGAGGCATCATTGCCAAAGCCGCAACCTCGCAACGTCTCGAACGCCCCCAAGCCCCCCGTGGTGCCGAAGGGCGGTGCAGAGCCTCCTGTCCGCGACCTCGAAAACATGCCAATGGCCGACTACATCGCCATGCGGCAGAAGCAAGAGGCAGCGGCAAGGGCAAGGCGTCTGAAGGGATAGTCAACGCGCGGGTTCCCCCACTTTTATCAAGGAACCCACTAAATGGCTGATGTCATTCTAACCCCTACCGTCATTGCCAAAGAGGCACTGGCGCAATTAGACAACGCCCTTGTCATGGGCAACAACGTCCACCGTGACTATGAGACGGAATTTACCGAGCAAAAAGTTGGTTCATCCGTCACCATCCGCAAGCCAGTGCAGTTCACCGTTTCCGACGGTGCGACGCTGGACTTGCAGGACACCGAGGAAGGTTCACTCACCCTCTCGGTTGACAAGCGCAAGCACGTGGCATTCGACTTCCCAAGCGTTGACCTGACGCTGAAGATCGATATGTTCAGCGAGCGTTATATCAAGCCTGCAATGCAGCAACTTGCAAACCAGGTGGATGCAGACTTGCTTGATCTCTACAAGCAAGTTCCAAACTGGGTAGGCACTGCAGGCCAGACGATCAACTCCTTCTCGGACTGGTCGGTTGGACTTGAACGCCTTGACGAGTTTGCGGTGCCGAATGATGGCAACCGTGTCGGCATGGTGACACCTACGGACTACTACGGGTTGGCAAACTCGTTCACTGGTTCGTATGTCGAACGCATTGCCAGCAGCGCCATCGAAAAGGCCAAACTGCCAATGATCGGCGGCTCTGATGTGTACATGGCGCAAAACGTCAAGGCACACACGGTCGGCGCTCATGGTGGTACACCGCTCGTTCGCGGTGCTTCACAGGAAACAACGTATGCGTTGTCACTCACAACTGACACGCAGACGTTCAACACCGATGGCTGGACAACCAACTCAAGCCTGAAGGAAGGCGACGTATTCACCATTTCCGGTGTTTACGCTGTTAACCCGGTGACGAAGGCAACGCTGAACTTCCTGAAGCAGTTCCGCATCACAGCCACCATCACGACGAACACAACTTCGTCAAACAACACGACACTGACGATCAGTCCGGCCATTATCACTTCCGGGCCTTATCAGAACGTGTCGGCATCCCCTGCCAACGACACCGCCATCACCATGATCGGTACGGCGTCAACGAGCTATCGGCAGAACCTGTTGTTCCACAAGTCGGCGTTTGCGCTCGTGACGGTGCCTCTCAAGGCACCTGCATCGGCCAAGTCCGCACGCCAGTCCTACAAGGGGCTGAATGTGCGGTACGTGACTGACTACGACATCACGAACGACCGTGAGATCTATCGCTTCGACGTCCTCTACGGCGTGAAGTGTATCGATCCCCGCAAGGCTGTTCGCATCAGCGGCACGTAACAACTACAGGCACTGGGGCTAACGCCCTGGTGCCTTTTGTTTCTAACAGAAGGAAATTCTCACATGGCAGTTGAATATGTAGGCAACAAGAACCCCGATGGCATGTCCATCGGTCAGGCTTCGACAGACCTAGTCGCGTTCTATGGCGTGACCCCCGTGGATCAGGCTGCGGCTATTGCAGCAGCAACGAACACGACCACGACCACGTCAACAACCACGGCGCTGACAACCGACATCGACAGCATCAGGACCAAGCTCAACTCGGTTCTGACGGCTCTCCGGGACATCGGCATCATCGCGACGTAACGAACAAGGGCGGCGGGAATGAGCATCCGCCGCCCTTTCTTTCACATCAAGGAGGTGACTTTTGGCGCGTGTTCTCTATGAACGAAAGCCCCCGGTTAAGGGGCAGAAGCTGTTTCTTGCAGTCCAGTGTTATGAGGGCATAGGGGCAGGCTGTGCCTACTCACTGTTTCAATTCGGGCAGGTGCTGAAGGCTGTAGGCATCGAGGCAGAGTTGTCCATCTACACGGGCAATTGCCACGTGGACGATGGGCGCAACAGGCTGGTTCGTGACTTCCTGTTATCCGACTGCACCGACATGGTGTTTCTGGATGCTGACGTGGGTTGCCCACCATCAAACCTGATCCAGCTTCTTGGCTATGATGTGGATGTGGTAGCGGGCATTTACCCGAAGAAGGGCGGCGATGACCAGTTTCCGGTCAAGATGCTGCCCGGTGAGATATGGTCTGACCGTCAAGGGCTGATCGAAGTGCAGGGCGTGCCAACAGGCTTCCTTCGCATCCGGCGGCATGTGCTTGAGCAAATGGCGGACAAGGCCATTCACTACAATGCGCGCAATGATGCATCGACGGCCATGCCGCTGATCTTCGAGCGTCAGGTTCATGACGGGACGAGGTGGGGCGGCGACTATGTATTCTGCCGCAAATGGCGTGCAATGGGGGGGAAGGTCCATATCGCTCCCGAGATGATCTTCGAGCATTCGGGGATGCAAACATGGTCGGGTAGGGTCGGGGCGTGGCTAAGGGAAAAGGCAGGGTTGGGCCTGAGGTTGCCGCTTGATCGCATCAGGCATGGGAAAGAAACGGCGGCGGACTTTTCGGATCTGTTCGACGCTTATGGAAACCCATTCGCGGCAACGCCTGCGCTTCTGTTCGCCCTCGTGACGTGTGCCAGAAAGGCCACGGCGGTCTATGAGTTCGGCAGTGGGCTTTCATCACTTGCCCTCGCGGCGGCTTCCAGTTGCCCCGTAGTGGCGTTTGAAAGCAGTCCTATCTATGCGGACCATTTGAGGGAGACAGCCGAGCGGTTAGGGCTTGACGTGGTAGTGCGTTATGCGCCGCTTGTTGACGGCTGGTATAACTGCCCGGATATGTCCGTCCCGCCCGGTGGTCTTGTCTTTGTCGATGGGCCAAGGGGCGGAAGGGGACGGCCCGGTATCTTCAAGCATGTGGACTTGAGTCAGGCCACGGTCATCGTGGATGACGTGCAGGCAGATGCCGGAATGCCAGAGATGGCAGAGAGGCTCAGGCAGACACACAGGGTCGAGGTCATCGAGGACAGCAACCGCAGATCGTTCTGCGTGGCGGTGCCGAAATGAAGGCTCTCATCGCGATACCTTGCTATGACAGCAAGGTCCACATGGTCACAAGCAAGTGCCTGTTGCAGGAGCAGGTTATTGCAGCCGCGCACGGTGTAGACTTCAAAGTCTGCTACCAGCCGGGGATCAGCCTCGTTCATTCGGCGCGCAATTTGCTCTGCTGGGAATTTTTCAAGGACAAGGAAAAGCCCGAAAAGATCATCTTCATCGATGCTGACACGGGCTGGATGCCCGGAACGGTGACGATGCTGGCAAAGTCCCCACGGGATGTTATTGCAGCGGCAGTTCGAAAACGCCGTGAGCCTGAAGAATACGCGATGAAGTGGCTTGATGAGCCTGTTGACCAGGAAGCAGACGGGTGCATCGAGATAGCTGGTATCGGGATGGCACTCACCGCCATCTCACGCAATTGCCTTGAAACCTTCAGGGACAAGACGCCAGAACTTGCCTATGAAGCGCATCTGCCGGATGGGGTTGGGCAAGTAAAGCTGCACGGGTATTTTGCCTCGCCAATTGTTGACGGATCATTGTGGGGGGAAGACATCTTTTTCTGCGAGACATGGCGAAAACTTGGCGGCAAGGTTTATGTCGATCCGAGGTTTCCGACCACGCACGCGGAAGGCATAACCCAATATGACGGGCTGCTGGGCAAGTGGATGAATGCACAGGTGCCGTCATGACACAGCTTGTCCGAGTGCCAAGCCCAAGGCCACCAGCCCACGGCACGCCTCACGTTTACATTGCAACGCCTGCCCATACGCTTCATGCAAATTATGTTCTTGGCCTTGTTCGTGCATTGCCTGAATTATTGAGCATCGAAGTCGCTGCAACTTACGCGCTGTTGTCGGGGTTTCCCCATGTTGACGATGCGCGGAACTTGCTGGTTGCGGACTTCCTCAAGACGGACTGCACTGATCTTGTGTTTTGGGATGCAGATGTTGGGGCAAGTGCAGCGGCGGTGACGCGGCTTCTCATTCACGACAAGGACGTTGTGGGTGGGGCTTATCCAGTCAAGGACGTTTTGCTGCAATTTCCCGTGAAACCAACACCGGGCGCGGTTCCTGATGAGCATGGAGTGCTTGCTTGCAAGGGAGTACCGACGGGCTTTCTGAAAATACGGCGGCATGTGCTTGAGAAGCTCGCGGCCAAGGCCACGAAGGTGAAGATGATCGGAACTGAAATTCCCCTCATCTTCGAACGCATGACCATCGGCAACGAGCGGATGGGCGGTGACTACGCCTTTTGCCACAAGTGGAGAGAAGAGGGCGGCGGTGTCTATATCGACACGACGCTGACACTTACACACCAAGGCAGTTTCGACTTTATTGGTTGCTACGCGATGGCGATGAAAAGCAGGACACAGCATTAATGAACCTCGACAATTTCCGCATTGCTGCTGGTGAGGACAGGACGTTGAGCCTGACGGCTCGCTCTGCGTCTGGATCGGCCCTTACCATCACAGGCGGAACATTGGCGTTTGAACTGCTGACACAACGCGGCGGGGTGAAGATACTTGAGGCGACAGGTGCCATCGTTTCGGGTTCAGCGGGAACTTACACAGTGTCCCTCACCGACAGCGATACCGAAAACCTCGCATCCGGCACACGCTGGTTCCGGGTATTTGCCACTGTCTCCGGCACGACAACCAAGTGCAATGAGGGGCGGATATTGGTTGACGGCATCAGAGGCGAAGGCACAAGCGAGACAATTCCATGACCATCACCTCCACACAGGTATTAACAAGCGCATTACGTGAAATAGGGGCGTTAGGCGTCACCGATACGTTGGCGGATGCCAATGTAGCGGCTGAATGCCTGACGCGGCTCAATAGCTTTCTGAATGGCTTGAATGCCAAAGGGGCGATCTTCCCAAACGTAGCCCTAGCCCTTGGCGATACGATTCCGATCGCCGATGAGCATGAAGACGATCTCAGGCTTTCGATGGCATGGCGGCTTTGCCCCTTGTTTGGCAAGACGCCGGATGGGATGGCATTGGCTCAGATGATGAAGGCCGAGAGGCGCTTTGTGGCGGCCCACACGACAACACACCCATCAACAGTTGATGCCACCCTGCTCAACATGCCTAGCCAGAGGCGCATGTATCGATGAGGGCAAGGCGGGAACAGGTGCCGCTTGGCATTACCCTGACTAAGGGGCGGGCCACTGCCGGGGGCGCACAAGCCCTTGTGAACCTGTACGCGGAGCCAATAGAGCGGGAAGGGCGTTCGGGCATGGCCCTGATGCCGTGGCCGGGGCGCACGCTGTTCTCAACCATTGGGGGTGGGGAAGTACGCGGGCAGATCGAAGTTGGCGACAGTCATTACGCAGTAGTTGGGGAAACCCTATACACCATCAATTCATCAGGAGCTGCCACGTCAGTCGGCACCATCGAAGGCACGTTGCCCGTTGATATGGATGCGAACGGGGCGGACCTTGTCATCGTTGCCGAACTGAAGTCATACCGTGTCGTGCTTTCATCCGGCGTGCTGTCTGAAATTACCTCAGACAGCGACTTGAGCACGCCAACAAGCGTCACAAGCATCAATGGCTATACAGTCACCACACGGGCTGACAGCGACGTGTTTCAATGGTCAAGCCTGCGTGACGCGAGTGCATGGGATGCCTTGGACTTTGCAACGGCGGAAAGCAACCCGGACACACTTGTTGCAGTTCGAAGTGTCAACAAGGAACTGGTGCTGCTAGGGCGCAAGTCCATTGAGTTCTGGTATAACTCTGGAAACCCGACACAGGCGTTTGAGCCTCGATCAGTTGCACCGCTGCGCCTTGGGTGCCTTTCCCGAAACTCTGCCATTGTTGCAGATGGGGCCTTGTTCTTTGTCGGCCGCGATGGAGATGGCGGGGGAATTGGTATCTACAGGCTGAACGGCTATCAGCCGGAGAAAGTATCAACACCGCCTATCGATAAATGGCTACAGGATCACAAGGCTACGATTGCAGACGCGCGGGCATTTGCCTTTCAGCTTATGGGCCATGCGTTCTTTGTGTTCACGATCCCTGACATTGTAACGCTGGTTCTCGATCTCTCAACGCGGATGTGGCTCCCCTACGTTCGCACCTCGACTTATTCGATGAGTGCAGAGCCTGGTGGGGTATGGGATGCCATTACCTTTGCAACCAACGGGCAAAACCTCATTGTTGGTGGTTCGGATGGCAACCTCTACAAGCTGGACGAAACC